AAAGAGGGCCGCGCCAGCGCCCTGCGACGAGCCCATGCCGCCAAGAACGTCGGCGACGAGGCCAGCCTTGCCGCCAAGGCCGCCTGTCAAAAGAGTCCCGATACCGGACTTGAAGGCGTCCGAAAGACTGCCGCCGCCCAGAAGGGAGCCGAGGCCAGAACCGAGGGCCGCGCCACCCGGTCCGCCAAAGACCATGCCGACCATGCTGCCGATAGCTGAGAGAAGGCTCATGTGGTTACCACCGTGACTGTGCCGACAACCGGGGTTCCAGCCACCCCTGCCACATTCGGCGCGTTTGCTCGTGTGATCTTAACAAAACCCTCCTGTTGGAACAAGGCTCCAGTCGGCAAACCGACATCGTTGCTCGGAAGGTCTGTTAGCTGCAGTGTCTGAAAAACTGCATCGCCCGGGTTGTTGACCTGCTGGACGAAAACCGAAAACGCCCGGACCACCTGCGCCATGTATTGGCGGCTGTAGTTTTCGGGAGGTGTCGGGAAGAACGGTGCTGGGACGTTTGTTGCCACGGCTACCTCCGACCGTCAGTGCGGACATCGAGCCTCGGATCGCCAAGCCGCCAAGCGGTGTTGACCTGATTCGACTCGATACGCATGGACATGGAGCGCGCCCGCAGCCGCAGGAACAGCTGGTTGGTGAATTGCTCTACGGGGACGGACGCCGTCTTGACCACAGCCTCGTCATCCGAGGCGAAGTAGGCTCCGCCGGGGAAGTTCCGGGCCTTGATCGTGATCGTGGCTGTCGGCGACTCGCTCGTCGAGTTCCTGAACGTAAGGTCAGGAATAAGCCGCGTGGCAAACATGAACTGATCGCCGTCGCCGATATCGACAACGCTGGACTCGATGTAGGGAGCCAGAGGCGCAGCCGGGTCCACACTGTCGTCGTTCAGGCCGTTCTCTTGGTAGTAGACGTAGCCGTCAGGGGAGACGCCCGTCGGATACCCGAGGACACTTCGATCCGCCCATGCAGTGCGAGGCATCGAGCCGTAATACCACACACGCTGTTCATAGTTGTAAACGACATACCGGTCGTTCTCGGTGCTGTTGGTGCTCGGATAGAACCACCAAACCTCCGAGAAGGAGCTGGAGTGACCGGCGAAGACCTTTAAGGTCTGGCCTTGGTTCATGCCAGAGAACACGTATTCTTTGACATCGCAGGGGATTTGGGTCACGGCCCCGTCGTAGACATAGAACTCGTCCTTCCCCATCCAGAAGACGGCGTCACCGACAGCGACCATGGCATTCGCGCTGATGATCGAGATGGCAGAAGACACCTCGCCAACCCCGAAGGTGAACGGAGGGCCGATGTATTGCATGGCGTGAAGGGAGGTGTCCGTAAAAACTAGAACCTGCTGCTTGGTCTGTACGGCGCTGATGATCGTTGACCCGGTGCCGATACGCAGTTCCCCTGCCGTGTTCGTGGCAAGCGAACGCCACTCTGTCGGATTCTCTTGGTCGGAGAACCGGATCAGAAGCGGGTCCTGCACTCCGGGGACGGCCTCAGAGTCGCACCCAAACACAATGACGTGGCGGTCGCGTTCCGATACAACGACGCTTTTTGCTACGGTCGGCGCAGCCTGAGCCCCGGGCAGCGCCGAAAGCGCCACAGCACGGGAGGCCAAGCCAACGCTGGCATCCCAGTAATAAATGCCTCCGTCCTGCACACAGATCAGAAGGTCTTCGCCGTAGTTGTCCTGCGTCCAAATGCGAAGTTGAGCCCCGGGGATTGTGGTGGACGCTGCAGAGCCCCAAGTCCCCCGGGACCACACACCTGCGCCCCACCCCGTTCCCGTGATCGAGGTGTCAAGTCCGGTGTTGATCTGGTAAGCCCCAATGACAGAGGCCCCGCCATTTCCGACATCGGAAGAGTTGGCCGTGACGCCTGCGTTGATCGTGTAGCTGTTGGCGCTCAGGACGCCTGTGATCTGGAACTCCGCATTCAAGACGGTTCCAGTAATGTTGCCGCCGAGAGATGCGGCTCCCGAAAAAGTCACGAAGTCGTTGAGCAATGCGCCGTGGTTTGTGTCAGAAACCGTGATCACGGAAGAGCCGTTTGTGGCGGAAAAAGTGACAGCGCCGGGAGGGGTTGTCTCCCGCAACGGGGTGATGTCATTCAGGCCGCCGCCACGGATGGCGTAGTATTTCAGGTTGGTGCCCATGCCAGTATAGATAGTCCCGTCAAGGGCGGTCCACGTCATGAGCGAGCGCCCAGTGCCGAGGGACGGCGACAGGGAGTATTTTGTCCAACCGCCAATGCTCTCGGGTTTACCGGCACGGAAGCGAACAAGGTTTCCGTCCCACCAGCCACCCTCATTGGCGTAGGCGGTGGTTTCACGGTTAATACCGGGCCGGAATACAAGCTTTGTGAGTGCCATGGCGGTCTCCTGTCCCGAGGATCATACATCAGGCCCGCTATTTATCCAAGCAGCCCGATCCCGTCGTGGTCACTCAGGCTTGGTGGGCCAAGAGATGCTGTCCGGGAATCCGGGCTGTGTCGTCAGGTCTCTCAGAGCTTGTCTGTAGGACCGCATCTCGGGGGTCATGGTGACATCCGACAGCGCCATCCAGTCCGTCTCGGACAACAGGGCATTGCGCTGAAGCCGCGCGTCAGCGGCCCGGTTTGTGCGGCGCTCGGCGAGCTGCTCGGCAGAGAGCTGACGAACGGTGGGGGCGTGAACCCACGAGCCATCGACGAGGGAAGGGACGGGCGAGTATTCGACGAATTGCGTCTCCGGATCGTGGGCCGGGGGCGCAGGCATCTTAACCTCGAACACTCCGTGCTCGGCAAGCACCGCCTTCGGGATATCCTTCGGGAAGCTGGTGTTAGGGTTGTCACGGCGGAGAGCCCCCACGCTGTAGGGGAACTGGACAATTGCGCCGTTTGCGGCCTTGACGAACATTGTGTGTCCTTTCTGTTCGCTGGACGGGTTACACTTCGACCTGCTTGCGGACAACCTCAAGCATGATCTTTGCCTTCTTCTGCTCTAGCTTCTCCGAAGCGAGCAGACCACGGAGCTGGCTGGAGAACTCGGAAAGTTCAGCCTGCTCCTCCTGCGACAACTGCCCGATCTCGTTCAACGCAATCGTGTAGTTGTCGATGTTGATCTGGTAGTGCATGACCTCCTGCACTCGGGCCTCGAGCGACATGTGCAGGATTTCTTCACGGGTCTTAGGGGCTTCAGACTTTTCCACAGTTATCCTTTCAGTGGGTTAGATGGGGACTCGGCCAAAAGAAACGCTCCGGCCTGCGCCGCTGGGAAGTGTGGCCGGGTCCGAAAACCTAGAGCCGAATCCACCGACACCGCCTGTGGCAGAGACAACTAGTTTATATGCAGCCACAAATGGCGTGGTGTCGAAAATCACGGCCGTGGCCCATCCCGAAGGACTAAGATCGACGCCGTAGGCAATTCCCGCAGGCAGGGAAGCTGGATTAGAGAACTTTGAACCCGTGGCACTGGGGTAGCCGTGGATGTACGGGGTGCTGGTGGAACTCAGCACTATGGCGCTAGGTCCTTGCTTGCTAAAAGCGATGCCGGTGCAATTACTCCCGGGCAGGGTACCCGGGTTAGACGTCTTAGCCCCAAAGCCTGACCCAGAAAAGGCGTAGACCGAAAAAAACGGAGTGGTGTCGTGAGCCACCCCCAGCTGCGAGCCATCACTAGAAAAAGCCACGTCTCGGCAGAGCCCCGCGGGTAGGGTAGCTGGGTTGGCATACTTAGTTCCAAACCCAGAACCCGACCAAGGGTAGGCCGTGACGAAGGGGGTGGTGTCGTGGGCTACGGCTATGGCGGAGCCGCTGGGACTAAAAGCCACGCCTCTTCCCGTTCCCGTGGGTAGGGTCGAGGGGTTGGAATACTTACTTCCAAACCCAGAACCCGACCAAGGGTATGCCGTGACAAACGGAGTGGTAGCATGTGCTATGGCTACGACATCCCCGGACGGGCTGAAGGCCGCGCCCAGTCCTTGACCAGTGGGCAGTGTGGCTGGGTTTGAAAACCTAGAGCCAAACCCGGACCCCGACCAAGCATATGCTTGAACGTAGGGACTACTTGCCTGAGCGATCACGATAGCGTTGCCCACCGGGCTGAAACGCACATCGCCTCCCGTTACGTTACCGATGGGGGTTGACGGATCGGCGATCTTAGCCCCAAACCCATCTGCGCTAGACCAAGGATACACTGAGACCGCCTGCCCAGTAAGGTAGCCTGTCGCAACGTACTCTGTGTAAGCCGTTTGCGGAGTGCCCACGGTAGAGAAAGCCACGCCAAAAGCAGCTGCAGGTGGCAGGGTAGACGGGTCGGCGTACTTAGCCCCAAATCCAGAGCCCGACCAAGGGTAGGCCGTGACAAAGGGAGAGGTTGAATGCGCTACGGCTATGGCGGAGCCGTCAGTGCTAAAAGCGACGTCAGAGGCGTTTCCGGTCGGCAAGGTGCCCGGGTTGGAATACTTAGTTCCAAACCCAGAGCCTGACCAAGGGTAGGCCGTGACAAAGGGAGAGGTGGAATGTGCCACGGCTATGGCGGAGCCGTCAGGGTGGAAGGAGACACCGGCTCCATCTCCTGTCGGAAGAGTGGCGGGGTTGGCATACTTAGTTCCAAACCCAGAGCCTGACCAAGGGTAGGCCGTGACAAAGGGAGAGGTGGAATGTGCCACGGCTATGGCGGAGCCGTCAGGGTGGAAGGAGACCCCAGACCCGGAGCCTGTGGGGAGTGTGACGGGGTTGGCATACTTGGTTCCAAACCCAGAGCCCGACCAAGGGTAGGCCGAGATGAAGGGGGTGGTGTCGTGGGCTACGGCTACGGCCGAGCCATCGGGACTAAAAGCAACGCCAAACCCCGACCCCGTTGGAAGGGTGGCGGGATTGGAGAACTTAACTCCAAATCCAGAGCCCGACCAAGGATAGGCCGAGACGAAGGGGGTGGTAGAATGCGCTACGACTATCGCCGAGCCGTCAGGGTGAAAGGAGACGCCGTTGCCGTTGCCCGTAGGCAGCGTAGCCGGATTGGAAAACTTGGTTCCAAACCCGCCCCCAGACCAAGGGTAGGCCGTGACAAAGGGGGTGCTGTCGTGGGATACGGCCACTTCCAAGCCACTAGGGCTAAAAGCAATGCCGTTTCCGATGCCTGTGGGCAACGTAGTTGGGGTGCTATGAAGCCCGCCAAACCCGCTGATGTTCCACGAGTAGGCAACGACGCCCGGAAACTCGGCAATACTCAGGGCGATAGCCTTTGGCTCGGCACCCGCAGAGGTCGCGCTGAGAAGTTTTCCACCAATCATTATGCGTTACCTACCCGAGCGCCATACAGAACCGAACCAACTTTCCACAGAACAATAGCCGTGAATCCTGTCGTATTCAACGTCGGAGCAACCCCACCATCAGTCTTCCATGTCACCGAAGGCCAAGTGATCGTAGAGGCTGAGCCATCGTCGACCATCAGCGTAAGGCTCTCCCCTGCCGCAAGGCTATCGGTCGGAGACGAGTTTCCGGAAAGAGTCCACGTCTGAATGGTCCCGTTAGACGGGTTCAGCGCAGGGGTCGTCCCACTCAGCGCATAGACGGTCTCGACAATAGCCGCGCCAAAGGTCGCGTCTCCGGAGGTGGTTATCGTGGTAAACGACCCGGCTGCAGGGGTAGACCCTCCAATGGCGGTACCGTTGATGGTGCCGCCAGTAATCGTAACCGACGAGGACGCCTGTGTGGCAATGGTGCCAAGGCCAAGCGAGGTCCTCGCGGTCGAGCCGCTCTCGGCCACCCAAGTGGTGCCGTTGCCAACGATGAAGTTCCCGTCCGTGACGCTCAGCCCGGCAATGGCGGTGAGCTCGGCATCGTAGGCCTGAACGTCAGTGCCAATGACGAGGCCGAGCGTCGTGCGCTGAGCAGCAGCGTCAGCGTCGTCAAGAATCGCTCGGCCTGCCGCAGTGAGGGTGGTGACCGCATAGACGTCAGACGCCGTGGTGTAGATCATGCGGTCTGCTGCGGTTGTCAAACCAGCGATGGATTGAAGACCTGCATCGTAGGCCTGCACGTTGGTGCCGATGACGAGACCAAGCGTGGTTCTTTGTGCTGACGCATCCGCGTCGTCAAGGATCGCTCGGCCTGCCGCCGTAAGGCTTGTGGTGGCATAGGTGTCAGACGCGGTCGTGTAAATCATCTGGTCGGCAGATGTCGTCAGCCCGGCGATGGACTGCAGGCCAGCGTCATATGCCTGCACGTCAGTGCCGATGGTGAGGCCGAGCGAGGTCCTCGCAGTCGAGCCGTTCTCGGCCACCCAAGTGGTGCCGTTCCCGACGATGAAGTTTCCATCCGTAACCGCGAGCCCAGCAATGGCCGTCAGCTCTGCGTCGTAGGCCTGCACATCAGTGCCGATGGTGAGGCCGAGCGAGGCCCGAGCGGTCGAGCCGTTTTCGGCCACCCAAGTGGTGCCGTTACCGACAATGAAGTTCCCATCCGTAACCGCGAGCCCAGCAATGGCCGTCAGCTCTGCGTCGTAGGCCTGCACATCAGTGCCGATGGTGAGGCCAAGGTTGGTCCGGGCAGTCCCGGCGTCCGAGGCCCCAGTGCCGCCGTCCGCGACTGCCAAGTCCGTGATGCCAGTGATCGAGCCGCCGGTGATCGAGACCGACGAGGCGTCCTGCGTGGACATCGTTCCGAGTCCCAGCGAGGTCCTCGCAGTCGAGCCGTTCTCGGCCACCCAAGTGGTGCCGTTCCCGACGATGAAGTTTCCATCCGTAACCGCGAGCCCAGCAATGGCCGTCAGCTCTGCGTCGTAGGCCTGCACATCAGTGCCGATGGCGAGGCCAAGATTGGTGCGGGCGGTTCCTGCGTCAGATGCTCCAGTGCCGCCGTCAGCAATGGCCAGATCGGTGATCCCGGTAATCGAGCCGCCGGTGATCTTGACGCTGGACATGGCAAAGTCGGCGGTAATGTCTACGACCGCGGCCCCCGATCCAGCGCCATCGGTGTAGACGATCTTGGTGTCGCCGGTAGCTACAGTGACGTTACCGCCAGAGCCTTGGGTGAGGATGACACTTTCGCCAGAAATGTTCCTGACGATGTAGACGTGCTGGCCATCGTTCGGAGCAATCGTCACCGTGTTGGGGCCTGAAGGAGCGCCGCCAAATACCAGCACCGCGAACTGCCCGTCCGAGAGCACACCGTCAGAGGTGGTCAGCGTATGGGTCGTCCCAGCAAGCACGATGGTGCCGACACCGTTGACCAGTCGGTCGATGATCGACAGGTTGGTGTTGGTGGTGATGCCCCAAGTGCCGGACTGCTCGCCGCTGGCAATCAGCTCGATGCCGCTATTCGCTGTATACGTGCTGGCCATATCGCCTCCTTACGCCGCGATGTTCGTCCAAGTGGTGGACGGTGCTGGTTGCACCTCGGTCCATGAATTTATAGCACCTGTATTGACCTGCGTCCACGTCGAACCGGGAGACGGAGAGACAGAACTCCACGCGGTGGCAGGCATGGGGGAGACAGACGCCCAAAAGGCCGTGGAACCCGTGCTGATTTGCGCCCATGTGGAACCGGGGGCGGGGGAC